CGGCTGCAAATCTCCGTCCTGTTCCAGCGAAGCCAGGCTGTATTCGCCCTTCTTTGTCCGGTACCGGATGTACCCCTCTTCCAGGTAAAGCACCGCCATGATCGGCCGCTTTCCCCAGTCGATGGACCAGAATCGCACGCCGGCGCGCAGCTCCCCGGTTTCCTCGTCATACAGCGGCAGGAACTCCGTTTTCTTGAACAGCGTGTATTCCCATTTCTGCCGTTTCCTGCCGACATGCGCGTACAGATAGGCCTCGCCGTTGCTCAGCGCCCAGTACGCCGTTTTTTTCAGCATCCGGTCAAATTTCGGGCCGAGCGCGTCCTTCACCGGATCGACAAAAACCGTCTTTCTGTCCTGGATCTCCTTGTGCCTGTCGCCGAAGGTAATCCCGTTCCCCAGGGAATAGCTGCACCGGTCGGTCACCAGCCTGTGAATCGTGTTGTCCCGGATCTTCACGTTGTCACCGGCAGTAAAATCCTTCAGCTCCAGCCCGGCCATATCATAGATGATCCTGGTGAACTCCAGGATCGCCGTGTTCTGGCCAGCCATATACGCTTCCTCGTCCACAGCCTTCTTGAACTCGTTGCTGTTCCGGTAGCTCACCAGCGTGCTCTGAATCCATTCCGTCTTGTTCTCCGCCCGTTCGTAGTCCTGGAATGTTATTTTGCTCACTCTTCTTCACCTTCCCGTTCGTCTTTCTCGTCCTGCTCCGCTGACGGCACCATGACCGCCGCATCCCATGGCATCGTACGCCACAGCCGTCTCTCCAGATCATCTTCCGTAGGCATACAGGCTCCCTCCCCGCCGCTCAAACGGCGATACATATTCCTCTCCTGACTGCCGGTCGCATATTCTGCACACACAGGCCGCAGAATCCGGTGCGTCATCGTGCTCCGCGTCCTCCGTGTAGCTCAGAATCTGGTTGATGTACTCTGTGTCCGTGCCCTCAAGCCATTCGATATCCTTCCACCATTTCCGCAGGAAGGTGCTGATTTTGATGTATTTGTTTTCCTTCTCCGAATAGGAGTTTGCCGGATGATTCCTGCCCAGGATCTCCTTTGCCAGGTAGCCCTTGTCTGCGTTCTTCTCGCACCAGATCGCCCCGCACATGAGCCGGTCGGTTTCCGAAATGCAGTAGTCCAGCACCGTGTCCACGTGTTTGCGCCACATCCGGCCGTACATGTAAAGCTTGTTTCCACGCCTCCTTCCGCACGTGAATGCCGTGTAGTCCTCGCCGTCGTACGCCGCGTCAATGTGTGCGAAACCGTCCCGCAGCAGATCCTCCGGCGTGGAACCACTCCCGAAGATCTCCTCCGCCCGTTTTACCGTGATGAACACCGGCGGATCTGTGAACAGCGCGCCCTCCGCAGCGATGTGCACCAGCTCGTAGTTCGCGGCGAAGAGGGAAGGCGCCATCTGCTGCCGCAGCGCCTCGATCTCCTCCTTTGTCAGCAGGCCGGTGCTGTAGCAGTCGTACTTCTCCGGCTCCGGCATCAGGCAGAACGCGTCCTCCTTGTGCCACGGTGTGCCGGTGTTGATGATCCGTCCGCCCGGATTGCGGATGTTCAGCAGCTCCTGGTAGACCAGCTTTGTCCGCTCCCGCTCCGCCTTGCTTTTCCGGTCCTTCATGTTCACGATGTCGTCCGTGAAAATGAAGTCGAAGTGCTTGCCGGTGATCGATCCGCCGATGCCCATGCCGACCAGCTGGCTCGTGCCGCGTGTGTCCGTCGTGAGATTCGTGTTGATCTCCATCGCGTTGTCCGTGGTCAGCTTCAGCCGCACGCCGTAGATCACCTGGACGAAGTACGCGACCTGCGGAGATTGCAGGATCTTGCGTACCTGGTTGATGATCTCCTTGACGTCATCGTCCGTCTTTCGTGCAAACAGCGTCCGCTTGTTCGGCAGCAGAATGATCAGCAGCGCCAGGACGATACTCAGGCAGGTGGTCTTGAAGGCGCCGCGGTGCCCCTGCAGCGTCATGTCCGGACCGTTCACGTCCAGCATCTTCCGCATCCACCGACCGTGCAGCTCCTGGAGCTTCGTGAACCCGACCATCCGGCCGAACTTCTCCGGATGCCTGGTCAGGAACCGCACCGCCTCCGACCGTGTCATAACCAGTCTCCCGCCTTTGCCAGAATAAACCCGACTACCTCACCGATCAGGAAGGCCGCAAGGACCATCATCCATGTTTCCATATCATTCTCCTGTCTGCCCCGTTTCCGGATTGACGTCCAGCTTCCATTCCCTGCCTGGCATCATGCACCGGAACCCCATCCGAACGATATCCCAGCCGACTTTCATCCGAAACCGTTTTGCCGGCGTCACCTTTACCTTCGCATCTTGAAAGCCATAATTGATTTCGACCGTCCCCAGCTCCACAATGCGTCCGTCACTCCACTCCAGCCGGATCTTTCCTCCGGTCACCAGCCTTTTGCTTTTCATGTTTTCACAACCTCTCCGATCCATGCCAGTACGTTTCCAGGCTCGTCGCAGATCTCCTCGCCATTCGCCGTCAGCTCGTCCCGGCTGATCATCCGGATCTTTTTCAGCGTTTTTTCGTCCACGCTCAGGAAAAGGCCAGCGTACTTTTTGACCCACGGCAGAAATTCCTGCAAGATCCGCTGTTTGCATGACGGCGAGTATTTCCGGCTGTGCATCATGAAAAACGCGTCATAGACCACCCGCGTCACCATCCCGGGGAGCATCTCCGGCTTGTAGGTCCTGTACTCGTTCGCAACGATGATATTCCGCTGCAGCTGCCCCAGCGCGGCCTTGTCCTCCGCGCCTTCCCCGGTGGTCACGCTGTCGTCCCGCCTGATCCAGACGTACGGCGGTGCAAACGTGCTGATCTCTCCGATCCGGGTGTTCGGTATCCGCGTCAGGATCGTCGCGTTGAAGCAGCTGTCCTCGTTGAACATCAGGCTTTCGTCAAACCGGATGCCCTCCCGGAGCAGGAACTCCCGCCGGTACGCTTTCCCGTGGATGAACACCATGATTTTGATGTCCTGAATCTGGTAGATCTGCCCCTTTCCGGGATCTTCGGCCCAGACTTTTGTCCAGTACATGTCGTACTGGCCGGCGTCCGCCCGCAGCACGTCCAGGATGTCCGCCAGTGCAAACACGTTGCTGAAGCAGTCGTCGCAGTCGCAGAACATGACCCAGGGCTCTTCCGCGTGATCCAGGCCCGCATTCCTGGCAGCACTGACCCCGCCGTGTGGGATATCCAGCTGCACGCACCGGAACTCCAGCTCCTCCAGTTTCTCCTCCGGGAGCCGGAACCCGCCGTCATTGACCACCGTCACATAGATCTCGTTCCAGTCCACACCCCGCTGCGCGTCCAGCGTCTCAAAAAGCCGTTTGCAGACGCTCCACGGCTCCCTGTAGTGCGTGATCACGATGTCCAGCATTTTTGTCCTCCTGTTTGCATCAACGTCCGACATAGATCACTTCATGCTGGACGATCTCGCTTTCAATCTCGAAGATGTCGCTGTATATATCGGCATCTTCGTCATAGCAGGCATGGCACCACTGGGAAGCAGATCCGACTTCTTCATTGACGATCCACCAGATAGCGCCGCATTCCTTCGGATACCCGACTCTGATCACCGTGCCGTCCTCAAACCAGATCCGCACCAGCGAGTTATAGCAGCCGATCTCGTTCTCCTGGTACTTGCTTCCCTCGATCTCCACCAGGTCATCCGATGCTCCGTAAATTCGTATCATTTTGCCCTCCTGTTTCAAGTCATCGCACCGCCGAGCGATGTTTCGCCGATGCAGTACGCATTCACGAGCTTGTGCATGCAGTCAAACGGCGTTTTCGCCGCGGTGTCTCCGCTGTGGTACCATACGAAAGCTCCATCACGCACAATGCGCTTGATCTTCCCAATCTCGTACCGGTCACCGTTAACGTAGATGATGTATTCGCCTTCTTCAAACGATTCTTTCATTTTCCCCTCCTGTTTGCATGAAAACCGGATGCCGGTCACTGCCGGTGCTTAATCCGGTCTGCTGTATCGTTGCCTTTAAACTTCAGTTAGTCAGACATCTTTATAGCATACGGTTCGTACTTTACTTCAAATGTCAGATCACTAAATGATCCTTCATTATAAGATGCATATTTATTTTCCAGTTGTTCACGCTCTTCTTCTGGATACCACTTAATTTCTGCTTCAATAGGCTCTACACGAGGACTATAGTCCGGCCCTGGATAACCATGCATCGGACGAATAAATTTTTGATATAACTTAATCATT